AAATATAATGATGTTGTACAATATACACACTACGATTGGAAACTTATAAATGATGGAATTTTTGGTTTAAATAAATCTTTATTATGATTGAAACAATAAACATAAATACCAAATTATATGTCAAATATATTGATAATATAAAAGGATTTGGTGTATTTGCAAATCATATAATTAAAAAAGACGAAATTATTGAAGATTGTTATTCTTTATTAATTCATAATACAAATTCGGATTACGAACCTTATTATTTTTATTTTAAAGGTGACACTAAATTATTACCATTAGGATTTGGTTCTATTTATAACCATAACAATAATCCAAATATAGCTTGGAAAATCGTAGATGATAATCGTAAAATAATTAGATTTTATGCAATAACCGACATCAATATCAATGAGGAATTGTGTCATAATTACGGCCCTAATTATTGGAAAAATAAAAATATATTATAATGAATACACTTTGGACATTTGGTGATAGTTTTACATTTGGTCATGGTTGTAGAGAAGATTGTAATTCATATACCGTAGATGATTATTATGGTTACAAAAAAGAAGGAGATGACATCTGGCCCAACCATTTAGGTAATTTGTTAAATTGTAAGGTTAGTAATTTAGGAAAAAACGGAGTATCAAATGATTATATTTTAGATGCAATAATAGATAATTTTGATTTTATAAAAGAAAATGATTATATTATAATAGGAAAAACATTCCATGGTAGAATTGAAGTACCTTTTAATAATAAAATTTATAAATCCTTTGCACATTATGAGGGTGGTAAGATAGATGAAAATACTAATAGTAAAGATATATGGATAAAAAATGAATTTAAAGATTTAAACAAAGAAGTGATAGAAACAATTATTAATTTTCAATATTATTTTTCAAATGAATTATTTTATAAAGAACGAAATAATAAAAGATTTGAATTTATTAAGAATAGATTGCATAATGAAAAAAATGTAAAGTTTTCTTATATATGGGGAATAGAAGAAGATAAAAATTTTTATCACACATTTCAACAAATAATACAGGCAACTAATGGCAAAGTAATTGATACACATTTTTCTTTTAAAGGTCACTTAGATTTTGCACATTTTATTTATAATAAAATTAATACCAAAATAATATGATTAAAAAAAAATTGGGGTTTACAACATATTGTTATGATGAATTTATAACAATAGAAGAACAATCTGAAATTAAAAAATGGGCATTAGATAATGAAAATAAAATGCCACCGAATATGTCTGGCCCGTATAGAAGATTTAGTAGATTGGATAGTTTTAATAATATACCGAATATAATACATACTATAAAACAAAGAGTTATAGATGTTGAAAATATAAAAAATGTAATGGAAGCACCACAAAATGCCGATTGGGTAGGTATTCAATGGGAAAATGCCTTTGTTGAACCACATTTAGATGACAATGGCAACAATAAAAATTATTATACCAGACGATATAATATACTAGTATCATATCCTGAAGAAGGAGGCCAACCTATATATGGTAATGAAATTTTAGAAGTTAAAGAAAGAATGATGTGGAGATGTGATGCGGGTTTAATTGAACATTCTAGTATACCAAATAAAGGAAAAATACCTAGAATTAATTTGTCTTTTGGATTTTTAATGCCAATAAAAACTACAACTAAAAAATCTTTATTATGATATATCAACAAAAAATATTTACAAAAGAGGAATGTCAAACCATAATAGAGTACCATAAAAAATATACCGACTTGGAAGGTTGGTTTCCCTCAAAATACATTGACGGCCAACGAATAAAAGATAACCACAATCTAATGGCATATGAAGTATATAATATACTTAACAATGCAGAAACAAATTGGTTTTTTGTAAAATTATTTAATTGGTTTAGTGAAGTTAGCGGAATTAAAATTGATGAAACTAATAAGTTACCAAAATGTACCTTACACAGATATACCATTGGTGACCATTTTGCAAAACATATAGATTTAATGAAGGGATACGAAGAAAGAAGATATAATTCAGGCATACAACTGAATGATGAATACGATGGTGGTGAATATGTGACTTGGGATGCGCTGGGTAAGGAAATATTAATATCAAAAGAACCTGGCACAGCTGTAGCGTACAGTTCTACAGTTGAACATGAAATAAAAGAAATAACAAAAGGAGAGAGATGGTCTATTGTGATGCCCATAACAAAATACAATATAATTGAAAAGAAAAGTTTTATATAATGTCAATATTAATTAAAAATGATATAATATGGGTTTCAATTCCAAAATGTGCATCAATGTCAATAGAGGATGCGTTGTTGAATTCTAAGTTGGACATAGAGAGACATTCCTATGCAATTAAAAGTGAACCACTACATACACACATTGGTATCCGTAAATTAAAAGAAGAATTTGGTGATAAAAAAACTATATGTATAAAAAGAGATTGGTTTGAAAAGTGGGTAAGTGCCATTCAGTTTTGTTTTGAAACCATAATACCAACCGATGGAAATCTACCAATCAAAAAATGGGAAGATATTGATAATGATTTTATTTATTCAATATTTACGGATGAATTTATAAATTTATTATATTCCGAAAAAACGGATTCATTAAATGAGTGTTATAGTAGATTGATTGTAAATGGAAAAGTAACAGAAACAAATAGATTGTCCGTACTATTTTCCCAAAATTATTGGAAAGAGGATAACAAATGTGATTATGAATTTGACATAAAAGATATGGATAAATTTGTTTCTTTCATAGAACAAAAATATGGGGAAAAATTAATAATTCGTAAAATAAATGAAAATCCAAAAACAAAAAGTAAATTAGTTTTAAATGATGAACTAAAAGAGTTTATTTGGCAAAAGTTTGAAAAAAGATTTTCTAAAAAAAGTTATTTATTATAATGTTTACTAAAGAAGAATGTGAAAGAATAATTTATTTAGCTCAGTCATCTTTAGTGGATTCTAAATTATATTTTAAATATGATGATAATATAAAATATAAAGTATCTAATATCAAAAAAGATGAAACTACGGATTGGATATTTGATAAAATGCTTGTATTTTTTACAAACAGAACTGGTATTAAAATAAAAAAATCATTGAATATTTTACATGTTCACAATTATAAAACAGGAGATTATTTTAAAAAACATAGAGATGATTTACACCCAACACAAATACACAATATAGGTGTTTGTTTAAATGATGATTATGTAGGTGGTGAATTTATTTTATATGAACCATATGAAATATTACCAAAAAAACAAGGTGAGATATATACATTTGAAAGTTTAAGATTACATGAAGTTAAAAAAATAGAAAGTGGTGAAAGATGGAGTATAATTGCATTTTTACATAATGAAAATTTAGAACTAAAAAAAACACTATTATGAAAATCGGTATAACTGGACACTCTAAAGGATTGGGAGAAGCAATTTATAATAAATTAAATAAAATGAATGAAGTTATTGGATTTAGTAGAACAAATGGATACGATATTCAATCACCAAATAATATAATAGAAAAATTAGAAAATTGTGATATTTTTATAAATAATGTGTATTATGAAACCCATCAATCTAATTTATTTTTTAAATTATTTCAAAAATGGAACGATTTAGAAAAAACGATAATTAATATAAATAGTAGTTCTATACATCAATCGGGCGCATGGAATCCTTTATATGTTGCAAACAAAAAACATTTAAAAGATATTACACAATCTCTAATTGATAAATACCCACAGAAAAAATGTAGAATTATTAATTTAAATTTGGGTACATTAGATACACATAAAAACTTTGAAACTTTTAATAAAATCGAAGTATCTAAAGTTGCGGAAGTAGTGGAATGGTGTATAAATCAACCACATGGTATTGAAATACAAGAATTAACAATATTACCAACAACACAACTAAAATAGATGTTATTGACACTTGAAAAAATAATAATATGAAAATTTTAAAATATTGGAAGCCTGACGGGTTTGAAATTTCCTCTTACAAATACTCATTAAAAGAAAAAGCAAATCAAATACATACAACGTGTGGTGAAGATAATACTAATCTATGTACCTACACCTACAATGAATTAGGATTTAGGGGTGACAGTATAAAAAAAGAAGGGTTTAAGGTAATGTCATTAGGTTGTTCAATTACCGAAGGGGTTGGTGTAAATGATAATGAAACGTGGACATCTCAATTCACAAATTTAGTACCAAATTCAGTAAATTTAAATTTTGGTGTTTGTGGTAGAAGTAATGATTTTATAGTAAGGTGTTTGTTAAGTTACTATGATTTAATTAAACCAGATTTGGTATTAATTATGTATACATACTCAACTAGAAAAGAAATATATACAAATGATGGGGGAGTTGAACCATATATGGCAACATCTGCATGGGGATATATGCAAGAAACTGAAGATGGTAGACTTATTCAAAAAAATTTACTTGAAATACAAAACGATAATGAAGATTTTATAAATTGGTATAAAAATCATCAATTGATAAAATTATTTTTAGAATCTAAAAAGTGTAATTTTATTTGGAATGGTAGTTTGATTCGTTCTAATTATAAAGATGAATTTAGATATGATGGTGATTTTTTCTTAAATGTATTAGATAAAGGAGTGGATAATAAACATGCAGGCCCAAAACACCTTAAAAATTATGCAACAAAGTTATACGACCATATCAATAATAATTTTCCTCATTTTTTATTAAATGATAAAACTAAATTAAATATTAAAAATAGTAATAAATTAATATAAATGGTAATTACAATCCTTGCAGAACCAAGAAGTGGTTCAACTAATTTAGCTAATTGGTTTTATTTTAATAAAGACTTTACAATATTATATGAACCAATTACCAGTCCAAAATGGAAATGGTATAAGCATGGTGTATCACCAAAATTATGGGAATATAACACTTCTCATTTATTAGTTAAAGAAATTTTTAGACCAGAAACAGATTTTTCTGAATTAATAGAAATATCTGATAAGGTAATTATTTTATATAGAGAAAATATAATTGAACAAACCGAATCTTGGTTAAATGCTAATAAAACAAATAATTGGGATAAAGCATGGGTATTTAAAGAAAATTTAATAAAAAATGAGGATGCATCATATTTTAATCAAATAAAATCCGGATTAAAAGAAAATTATTTGAATAAAGATTATTTTAATATATCATACGAAGAATTATATTATAATAATGGTTTTGAAAAAATATTAAATTATTTAAATATAGACGAATTAGAAAATAAAAACTTTCCTTACGGAGAGAAATATAGAATAAATGTTAATAAACCAAATACCTTAATATAAATTTGGTAATGTCAATTATTTGTCGTATATTAGAGTATTATAAACAATTAAACTCTAAATTATGAAACAAAAGACAGAACAAGAATTGAAAGCAAATTATGACCGATTTATAGGTATAATTAAGAAGTATTTTAAAGGAGAAAGATTGGAGAAATTACTCCATATGTATTCCGAAGAAGAATTGGGTGTAAATTTAACCCTATCACCGGCGTCCGGCTCAAAACACTATCATAATGGGTATATAGGTGGGTATATTGACCACATCTTTAATGTATGTAAGAACGCTCTTAAAATGAGAGACCTGTTCGTAATGCAAGGTGGAGAGATTGATTTCACCGAAGAAGAATTGATATTTAGTTGTCTACATCACGACTTAGGAAAGTTGGGTATTAAAGGTGAATTACATTACCTACCAAACCAAGAAGAATGGTCTCAAAAGAAATACGGAACTTTATTTGTTCGTAATGAGAAGATACCTTATATGACTTTAACCGATAGAACTTTCTTTACACTAAACGACTATGGTATTACTTATAATGAGAAAGAGTATTTTGCAATCAAACTTACTGATGGTATGTATGACGAAGATAATCAAAAGTATTTAGCAGGTCACGACTTAAAGAAACAATTAGTTTATAAGTTACAATTTATTATGCATTGGGCAGACCATATGTCTACAATCATTGAAAGACAAGATAACGTAATTTAATGACACATTTTCCGATTTGTAACAAAGTAAGTGTAAAATTGTCATAACTTTGTAACGGAGTAAGAGATGGTATAGTATTTGGACTATATAGAATATTATTAACTAAAAAACATTTATATTATGTACATGATTGATTACAGTAAGTTATTTGAAGAGTTCTTTAATGAACCAAAAACAACAACTTATGTTCCAAACAAATTCGCAGTAGACATTAAAGACGAAGTCGCGAGTATTGCACTATCAGTATTAGGACACAACCCAGAGGATATTGAAATTAATTGCTTTGAGGACAAGATTGAAATTAAAGCTAAAAAAACACAAGAGGATAAAGAAAGTCCTTTTAATCAATTGGTTTCGGATATTGAAGAAAGAATCCAAGTAGGCAAAAACTTTGATGGTAAAAAAGCAAAAGCTGAGATTAAAAATGGAATTCTCTTAATTACACTTGAAAGAAAAGAAGAGTCCAAACCAAAAAAATTAACCCCAAAATTAGGTTAATTCAGTTATTTTTTGTATATTACAAAGGTAGAAGAGTCATTACTTCTACCTTTTTTTATTTATTAAATATTTATAAACATGATATACAACGAAAAAATACAAATGTTATTGGAATCTTTAGACGGTAAGTTGAGGATTTTGCAAAATGGAATTACAGGTGCACAACATATGTCACCTTCTGAAGCTCACACTACATTGGAAGATGCAAGAAAGATAGCTGAACGAATTTCCGAATTAACACGAATCAATAGATAAATGAATTGGCTTAAATATTTAGTCGGATTTTCTGCACTAATTATCGCCGGTTGTGCAGCATTTTTCTCCGTAACAGGATTGGGTGTTCTATTTAGTGGAGCATCAACCGCAGTAATGGTAATGGCCGGGTCATTGGAATTTGCTAAATTAGTAGCAGCAACCTATCTTAAACAAAAATGGGATGAAATTAAGGGTTTTAATAAGTGGTATTTAGTATCTGCTGTTGCATTACTAATGTTAATCACATCTGCAGGTATCTTTGGTTACCTTTCTAATGCTTTTCAGGCACAATCACTTAAATTACAACAGGTAGATAGGGAAATTATGGTTCATTCTACTAAAATTGACCAAAATACTACTCAAATCACTCAATTATCAACACAAATTAGTGAGTTTAATAAAAATCAAGGTAAAATATTAGATGGTGGTAAGGTAAATTCTCGTCTTATTCGTTCAATAGACAATAGAGATAAAGAAATTGCTAAAATTAACAAAAAAATTAGTGATTTACAAGACCAAAACGCAAAAGAAAACGAAAAAATCAACGAAATTAAAACTACTAATATAGATTTAGAAAAAGAAGTAGGTGGTTTTAGGTTTGTAGCAGAAGCATTCGGTGTAGAACTGAAAAATGTTGTAAAGTTCTTCATATTTTTGATTGTAATCGTATTTGACCCATTGGCAGTTGCTTTAATTATCGCATTTAATGGTATGGTTGGTGAAACAAAACGAAAACAACGAAAACTTTTAGGTGAAATTATGGAAAATGATGAAAAATTGAGCTTATACGATAATTTGGATGATTTGATGGAAGAAAACTACAAAAATTACCAAATATACGGAGATAATGGAAAATATTCTACAAAAGAGGATAAAAATGAAGTTATAGTGGAAAATATTCTTAACGAAACGGAAAAAAATGAGATTAACGAAAAAAAAGAAGATACAAATGTTGAATCTACTGATGTTGTGGTTGATGTTACACCTGCTTCTGAAATTATAGAAGAAACCCCATCATTAAAATGGGAAGAATACATGCATCCAGAATTCCAATGGCAAAAAAGAAATTTGTGGATAAATAACCCAAAGGCAGTTAATTATTGGTTAAAATCAAAAGGTGGAACCGTTAGAGAATTGGCAAAATTCAGAAACGAAGAAGAAAATATCAAAACTTATTAATTATTTGGTAATTTAGAATAATTTTCGTATATTACAAATATGAAAAAGTACGCATTATTTATTGGAAGGTGGCAAACATGGCATAAAGGTCATGAGTGGTTAATCAATCAACAATTGGATAAAGGAAAGAATTGTTGGGTAGCAATTAGAGATGTTCAACAAGATGAGAACAATCCAAAGTCAGCTCAAGAAGTATTAAGAGAATTACAACAGGAACCATTTTTTACAAACAATTGGGATAAGATTATGTTATCAATTATTCCAGATATTGAAAGTGTAAACTATGGTAGAGGTGTAGGTTATGACGTTATATATCACGAACCACCAAAAGAAATTGAACAAATTAGTGGTACGGCAATTAGAAAAAAATACATTGACTCAAATGGTGATGTAATCATTTACAATATAGATACGGAAGATGGTAGTAGAGCGTAAACGACATATTGCTAAAACTATCTCATATCGTATTTTAAGTACCATAATTGGTTTCTTATTAACGTGGTTGATAAGTGGTTCAATTAAAGTTGGAGCAGCATTTGGAGTAGCAGAATTGATTTATAAACCCATTCAATACTATATTCACGAAAGAGTATGGTATAAATGGATTAAATACGGATTAAAAAAATAAAATATGAAATTAATAGTTGATAAGGGTTCTAACGGACTAACAACAAAAGAGTTTGTGGAGTATCTAAAAACTCCTGTATTAAAGTCAGAAATTACACAGCAAGAAGCTGATGAGTTAAGAAAACAATTAGAACAAGGATTAAGTGAATATCCAGGTTTAGGCATTTCAGCAACTCAATTAGGAATTAAAAAGAGAGCTTGTTATATTAAATTTGGAGAAGAAGAAGATATTACAGAATTATTTTTGTTAAATCCAATTATTAAAGAAAAATCTAAAGAAGGGTTTCTTTTTATGGAAGGGTGTTTATCAATTCCATCTTCACTTACAAAACCAACTAGAACTATTAGAGCTTGTAAAGTCGTAGTTGATACTGATAACTTGGGTGAACTAACATTTGAAATTAATCCAGAAGGTGACAAAGCAAATGAATCAATATCAAAAGAAACAATGATGACCGTTATAGTTCAACATGAAATTGACCATTTAGACGGATTTACAATTAAAGATAGAGTTTACAATACTCAGGTGGTGAAAAAAGTAGATTTTGGTAGAAATGAAAAAATTGTAATGAAATCAAAAGAAGGTGAGATGGTTGAAGTTAAATTCAAAAATGCAAACAAATTATTTTTACAAGGATACGAAATCGTTTAATATGATATATACAATACTTACATTACTCATACTTACATTATCATATGTAGTTTATAATCTTCTAAAAAAATTAGAAAAATATGAAGATACATACGAAGATACACAAAAATTTATACAAACGGAAATTGAAAGGAACGAAGCATTACTGGAGGCATTAAGACTAATTGATAGTCGTGAAATGTTTGAGAAGGATGATGAAGTTGGTTCTATATTTTATCAAATTAAAGAAACAATAGAAAAATTCAAACAACAAAAAAATGCCAGTTAGAAAGAAAAGAGGCCCGAACAGACAATATTTTCCAAAAGATACCGAAGATGCAATCATTGAGTATAATTTAACCAATGACCAATATATTAAAGATAAATTATATAGAGAAAGAATTGCATCTGCATTTGACAAACTTGCAGAGATAGTTTATAATAAATGGAAGTTTACTTATTTTGATGATGACCCAAAAGATGTAATGGCGGAGGTTGTTGCATTTATGATTGAAAAAATTCATATGTACAAAGCGGGTAAAGGTAAAGCATTTAGTTATTTTACAATTGTTGCACGAAACTATCTTATTTTAAATAATAATGCAAATTATAAAAGGTATAAAGATACCGATGTGATGTCAGGTTTGCCGGAATCGTTTGATACTGAAAATAATTTTAGAGAGGAGGAACGCAATGATGAACATAGAACATTTAATATTAGAATGTTAGAATATTGGGATAAACATTTAGAAAACCATTTTCCAAAGAAAAGAGACATGCAAATTGCAGATTCGGTATTAGAATTATTCCGTAGAGCAAATTACATAGAAAATTTTAATAAAAAATCACTATATCTACTTATTAGAGAAATGACAGGACACCCTACTCATTATATTACCAAAGTTGTTAATAAGATGAAAGAAAAACAAATGGCACTTTATAATGAATTTGATAGGGAAGGTGATATAAAAATTTAAAAATGATACAATTAGGTTTATCCGCATTTTACCACGATTCAGCAGCAGCTCTGGTTATAGATGGTAAAGTTATATGTGCAATTGAAGAAGAAAAACTATCCGGTGAAAAGCATGATAGTTCTTTTCCGTTTAAGGCAATTCAATGGTGTTTGGAATACACAAAGATAACAATTGATGAAGTTGATATGGTTTGTTGGTATGAAAATCCAAATGATAAATTTGAAAGAGTTAGAGAAACGATTGGTAAGTGGGGTGGATTAAGATTTCCAATGAAATGGAGACAATTCTTAAAAAGATGGAATCAATCGGAAGGTAATTTAAAAGGAATATTAAAATCAATTGGATATGATGGAGAAATTTTATATTCATTACACCACCATTCACATTTAGCACTATCTTACTACACATCACCATTTGATAAAGCAATAGGTTTATCAATTGATGGAGTTGGTGAATCGCATACGATATATGCAGCAATGTGTGATGAGT